CGACCAATTAATCTACGATACTAAGATGTCTACGGCTTTACTAATCGATAGGATGCGTTCTTTAGGGCTTGATAGGAACTCGGAGATATTTGCTGACCCTGCTGAACCGAAAACCATATCGGAGGTAAATAAGGCAGGATTTAATTTGAAGAGTGCTGTTAAAGATGTTTATGCAGGAATTAACAAGGTTAAGTCATTCCCATTGCACATAAGGTCAGAATCGCTAGATTTGCTAGATGAGATTAAAAACTACAAGTGGAAGACCGATACGGATGGCAACACACTTGATGAACCTGTGAAGTTTAGAGATCACTTGATGGATGCGATGAGGTATGCCATATACACAAAATATGCAAAAGCTAAAAGAGGATGGGTGGTATAGCATAAAAATTTGTTACTTTTGTAAAAATAATATATAGCGTGAATTTAACGGACATACTAAAGGCAGCTAACCCTTTTCAACAGAAGGCGGCTCCAAAGGTGACTTTCAATAATCCTTTCTCTGATTTCGGAGGACTGATTGGTGGAAGAACACTTTATCCAGAATTAGACCAGCAAAAATTTGTACTTGACTATAAAAACAATAGTGAGGTATATGCTATCATCAAACGTATTTCTAAGACTATCTCTACTGTACCTTTCTATGTTTATCAGGTAAAGAACAAGAAAGAACTAAGCAGATACAAGTCGATGTTAGCGAATGCAACGTCTACTACAGATATTGCTAAAGCAGAGTTAGTTCGTGTAAAAGCAGTAGCCGAGATTGCTGAATCACCTTTAAATGACTTACTAGAAAAACCAAACGAATATCAATCATTCTCTGAATTTATCGAGAGTGCCGTAGGTTATAAACTAATTACAGGAAACACTTACATCTGGGCTAACAGACTAGAATCAGGTAAGGTTGCTGAACTTGTTACACTCCCATCTCAATACGTCGCTATCATCTCTGATGGTACAATAAATGGGGTTGAAGGTTATTCTTTTACGCTAGTTGGATGGGATCAGTTAGATGCGAAAGACGTAATCCATCTAAAATACTTCAACCCTTACTTTGACACTAACGGTAATCAACTATATGGTTTATCGCCATTACAGGCGGCTTACAGAACTGTTCAGCGTTCTAACGATGCGAAGGATACTTCAGTAGGTATGTTACAGAATCAAGGACCTAAGGGTATCTTATCTGCTGATGAATCAAATGACTTCGGACCAGAAGCAGCAGGAAAGCTTAAAGAAGATTTCTACAATCAGTACGGAACAAAAACTCAAGCTGGTATTTTAAAGAATGCTGGTAAGATTTTGATTGCAGGTGCAAAGCTGAATTGGATTAATATGGGTTTAAGTCCTATTGACTTGCAGTTATTAGAATCAGAGAAAGTAACACTTAGAGAACTTTGTAATGTTTACGGAGTGAATTCTGCATTGTTTAACGATCCTGATAACAAGACTTATAACAACATGAAGGAAGCTAAGAAGGAAATGTTGACTCAAGTAGTACTTCCTGAGTTAGTAGCTCTTCGTGATGCGTTCAATAGATTCTTTGCTACAGAGATTGGTCAAGGTTACTATATCGATTTCGACTTAACAGTATTCCCTGAACTTCAGGAAGACATGAAAGAGCTTAGTGCTATCCTTTCTCAATCTTGGTGGATTACCCCAAACGAGAAGAGAGCAGCTATGCGTTATGATACTATGGAAGGAATGGAAATGGATGAGATATTTATACCAGCAGGTTACTTGCCTATTGATGAGTTGACGATGCTACAAGACCCTAGAGATGCTCAACAACAAGGTGACTATAATTTGCCACCTGTTAAAAGTGAAGGTTTTTTTTTGAGTAAGAACGAGCAAGTAGATGAAGTATATACAAAGTACAAGTCTATTGTTAACATGAGCTACTCAGAACTAGAAGCTTGGTCTAACACAGAGTGCTCAAAGAAGGCGTCACTTGACAGAAGTCCTATCACTAGAAACCTAAGACTATTGTCTAAGAAGAAAGAAGATTGGACTACAGCAGATGCTGAAGATGCAAACAGAACTATAAGCTTTGTTAGCAGAATGAAAGGAGCAGAGCAAGGTGAACCAGCAGCAGAAGGTTGTCCATCTAAGAGAGATATATCATTAAAAAATTGGGCGTACGATCCGTCTAAATAATGCCGAAAATACTTTACCCATCACAGCAGTTTGCTTTGCAACAAAAGATTGCAAGGAAATCAATCAGAGAGTTTCAGCCTAAAATAAAAGAGGCGTTACAAGCTGACTTTGATAAAGCTGCTCAGATGGTTGAGGCATTAGGGGTACAACAAGCGGCTAATAATCGTGCAGGATTTTTTACTGGAGATAAGATTAATAATATTTTACGAACTTTGTATGAATCGACAGGTGGTTATACTGCTATGCGATACCAACAGATGTTTGAAACGAATAAGAAAGCGGAAGAGATTGACCTTGACCCTTTAAATATTTTGGATGAGTGGTTAGTATTTATGTTATCCTATTGGACTGCTATAAGCGGACCTAAAATGTTTGGCATAGAGAATACTACCGAAAACGAAATAGCTCGTATATTAGCGAGTGTTATAAAGTATGGTCAGGAGAATGGATTGTCGCAAAACGAGGTAAACAAGTTAGCGATACAGACTCTAAGAGAAGGGAAGATTAATAACGCAAGGAGTTTGCTTATAGCAAGAACTGAAAGCCATCAGGCATTAAGTACAGGTGCTATAGGTGCAGTTACAAGAGCAGGTGTTCCAGTATTAAAACAATGGATAGCTGCTGAGTATGCTCCTAAAAGTGGTAAGGCTAGATTATGGCATAAGGATTTAGATAGACAAACTAATCCTGACAGCAAGGGTGTAAGAATCCCTGTTAACCAACCATTTTTAGTAAACACTCCTGACTATGGGATGATTGAGATGCAATATGCTCACGATGCGGCTGGACTAGCAGTAAACAATTGTAACTGTAGATGCTGTACGGTGTATATAGCTTAAATAAAAAAATATGAGTAACTTTTATAACAAGAAAGCGGTAAGTGGTGCTCCAGTAGATATGGAGGATGGTAGCAGAATTATTACTGTCTACTATTCTGCGTTTGGTAATGTCGACAGCGATGGCGATGTTATTGTACCAGGTGCATTCACTAAAACCCTTAAAGAAAACGGACCTAGTGCTAAGAATAGAATCTGGCACTTATTTAACCACTCAACTGAAAAGCCAATCGCTAAGCCATTCGAAATGATGGAAGATGGATTTGGCTTGAAGGCTAGAGTAAAGATGCCTAATACTACATTAGGTAACGATACTTATGAGTTGTATAAAGAAGGTCATATCACAGAACATAGCATCGGCTTCCAGACTATTAAGTCACAAGCGAAGTCAGGCTATAACGAAATCAATGAAATAAAATTGTTTGAGGGTAGTTCAGTATTGTGGGGTGCAAACGCAAATACGCCAACTGTGGGTGTTAAAAGTCAGATCAAGTCTGTTCTTGTAGATGAGATGGGTAAAACTATCAAGTCTTTAAGAAACGGTCATTTTACTGATGAAACATTCGAGTTGTTAGAACTGAAACTTAAACAGTTGCAACAATATCTTGCTGAAATGGAAGACGAAGAATCAGTCGACCCTGAAGAACAACCGCAAACATCTCCTGAAGGCGAAGTCGAAATGCCAGAAGAAGAAGCATTGGAGGAAGAGGAAGACCCGATGATTTCCGTTGAAATCGAGATAAACAAATATTTACAATCATTTAAAATTTTCAACTAATGGTAGAAGAAATTAAAAGTGCTTTCGAAGGCGTAAAGACCGAAGTTAACGGTGCTATCGAAACATTAAAAGCTGATAACGCAGTAGCGGTAGATGGCTTAAAATCAGAATTAGAAGAATTAAAATCTCAAATTTCAGTAGTGAAAGACGCTGCTGACAAATTAGAGGCAAAAAACAATCGTAAGACAATGAGTGAAAATCAAGTAAAAGGGTTCAATGCAACTCTTGCTGAAGCAATCGAAAAGAATGCTGACAGTATCGCAAAATTAGGTCGTGGTGAGCAGAAGCGTTCTGGCTTTATCTTAGACACTAAGGCAGTAGGTAACATGACAGAAGCAGTTAACTTAACTGGTGATATCCAAAGACAATATGCTCCTCAAGTATATGCTCTTCCTTCTCGTAAGGTGCATTTGAGAAGTTTATTACCAGTAGGAACTATCTCTACAGGTTTATTTACTTTCCCTAAGGAAACAGGTGGTGAAGGTGATGCTGCTCCACAAGTACAAGGTTCTGCAAAATCTCAAATCGATTTTGATATCACTATGACTGATGCTCCTGCACAGTACATCGCTGGTTATGTAAGAATCTCTCGTCAGATGTTGGATGATGTTCCTGCTATGACTTCTTTCTTACAAGCTCGTTTGTTAGAGAAGTATTTATTAGCTGAAGATGCTCAGTTATTGAATGGTAATGGTACTGCTCCTAACTTGACTGGTTTGACTACTGTAGCTTCTGCATTTGCTGGTGCTGCAACAGTTGACGTTGAGCAATTAGTTCAGTCTATTGCACAAGTTGAAGCTGCTAACTACAGTGCAAATGGTATCTTAATTAACCCTACAGATTGGGCTACTATCGTAAACACTAAGAATGTAAACTCAGCTTATAGCTTACCTGCTTCTACAGTTGTTACTACTGATGGTACTTTATCTATCGCTGGTGTGCCTGTGTTCAAGTCTACAGCTATTGCTGCTGACAAGTTCTTAGTAGGTGACTGGTCTATGGGTGCTCAAATCATGCAAAATCAAGGTATCTCTGTTCAGTTCTCTGAAATGGATAGCGATAACTTCCAAAAGAACTTGATTACTGTAAGAGTTGAAGCTCGTATTGCATTCCCTATCTATTACAATAGTGCGTTTGTATATGGTGATTTCGGAAATGTTTAAGCAATATAGCCTAAATTAGTTATCTTTGTAGGGAGTAGTCAAAAGCTACTCCCTTTTTTTATGATAGGAATATATAAAATAACAAACCCAAAAGGGAAGATATACATTGGTCAAACTATTGACATACAAAGAAGAGTATATCAATATGAAAAATTTAATTGTAAAGAACAACCAAAACTTTATAATTCATTAAAAAAGTATGGGTTCGAAAATCATCAAATTGAGCTTATATATGAATGCGATATAGAATCTTTAACATTTTTCGAAAGGTATTATCAAGAGTTATATAATAGTACTGAAAATGATAATCTTAATTGTTTTTTAGTTACAACTGCTGATAAAAGTGGTAGACATACAGAAGAAACAAAGCGTAAAATGTCAGAATCTGCTAAAGGTAAAAAAAAGAGTGCAGAACATATAGCTAAGTTGCCTCAAAATCAAAAAGGCTACAAAGGCAAAAAAAGGTCAGAAGAGACTAAGCTAAAACAAAGTTTAAATATCGGAAAAGCTCGTAAGGTTTATCAATATACAAAAGATAATGAATTTGTTAAAGAATGGAGAAATGTAACTGAAGCTGAAAAGGCTTATAACATAAACAACGTAAGCGGAGTAGCTTTAGGCAAACTTAAGACCTGCGGAGGCTTCAAATGGAGGTATGACAAACTTTAGTTATTTTTGTACAAATAATGGCATAATGCAAATAGTAAGAGATATAACGACCACAGTAGCACCTACAGCAGAAGTAGTCACTTTAGTTGAAGCTAAGAATTACCTTAGAGTAGACTATAGCGAAGATGATAGCTTAATTACAGCTTTAATCAATACAGCTCAAACTAGACTAGAGCAATATGCAGGGGTTGCTATGACTCCTAGAACCCTAAAGGTTGTAGCTTATGTTGATGACTTTATAGAACTTCCTTATGTACCAACTAACGTTATAAGTAAGGTAGAATACTGGGATAGCACAAATTGGGTAGATATTACAGGATCTGGCTACCAGGTACTTGGAGATACTACGAAGAAGATATACATGACTAGCATCTATCAGAACGAATTTAGGTTTACTTATACTTGTGGTTATACTACAACTCCACAGACAATGAAGACTGCCCTTTTAAAGATGGTTTCAGACCTATATGAGTACAGAGAGTCATCAGTTGAAGCAACTAAGCCATCGGCTAATTTGA